GAAGCAACTGCTGGTCATTATTTTTTTAAAGATAATAAAAAAATAAAATTATCAGAACTCTGTATAGGCGACTATATAAACACGGTTTCCGGTGACGCTGAAATAGTTAAAATAGTAGAAATTAAGGTTACTTCAGTTTATGATATAGTTGAGGTTGCAGACAACCGGCATCGATTTATTGCAAATAACGAATTTATTACAAAAAATTGTGATGAATTTGCTTTTGTACGCCCAACTATTGCTCGTGAGTTTTGGACTTCGATATCACCTACATTAGCAACTGGTGGTAAAGCAATTATTACATCAACACCAAACTCAGATGAAGATCAATTTGCCTTGTTATGGAAAGGTGCTAACAAAACAGAAGATGCACACGGAAATGAAACAAAATTAGGAGTTAACGGATTCAAATCATTCCGCAGTTATTGGAAAGAACATCCGGATAGAGATGACACGTGGGCAGATGAAGAACGTGCTAAACTAGGAGATGAACGTTTTAGACGTGAACATGAATGTGAATTTATCATCAATGATGAAACACTGATAGCACCAATACATTTAATGGGATTAGAAGGTGAGGAACCCTCTGAAAGAACAGGACAAGTACGTTGGTTTGGTACTGTACACCCTGATCATTTATATGTAGTTTCCTGGGATCCAAGTTTGGGTACAGGCGGCGACTATGCGGCCATGGAAGTATTTGATGCTACAACATTTACACAAGTTGCTGAATGGAAACACAATAAAACAACAATACCTGAACAAGTCAGAATATTTGCTGAAATGATCAAAGTGTTAGAAGAGAAGGTTGGCGAACAAAACAATATCTATTACTCAGTAGAGAACAATACTATCGGTGAGGCTGCCTTAATATCTATTGCAGATTACGGAGAAGATAATATTAAAGGTGTGTTCTTAAGTGAAGACAAGAAAGCTGGAGTAGGTCGTCGATATCGTAAAGGATTTAACACAACAAATAAAAGCAAGTTGGCAGCCTGTAGTAAATTTAAAACTTTACTAGAACAAAATCGATTAACAGTTAAATCAAAACCGTTGATCAGTGAGCTTAAAAACTTTGTTGCAAGTGGTACTGGTTATGCGGCTAAACCTGGAGAACACGACGATTTAGTTATGGCTACAGTGCTAGCAGTCAGAATGCTACAACAAATACAGAATTACCACAAGAGTATTGGGGAGTCAATGACAGACCACAGCGACAACAAAATTGACCCGATGCCGTTTATAATGTTTTAAGATAAATACTGACATGATATCCACACAAGACATTAACCAAAATTTATTCGATCTCTTAACTACTAAGAATTTTGAATTAGTAACCAGAGACAATAAAGGAAAAGAAACTGCAAATCCAAAAGAAGCAGAACTGTTTAGCTTTGACTACACTGTTGATGATACTAACTACGGTACTGTTGTAGTTACTATTACCAGCGACGGTAGTTTAGAAGTATTTTACGGTGACTCGCTTGGCAAAGGTATGGAGTTAGACCACAAATCTGAATGGTACGATTTCCTTTATCAACTAAGACATTTTGCCAGACGCAATATGTTAGGATTTGATTTAAAAAATATGAATAAACTAAAATATGCAATGCAGTCAAGAAGCCAAGTAGAAGAATCTAAATACTATGGTTACAAGAATACAAGTTATACTAAACCTACTAAAGAAGCAAAACTTAAAATAGTACACTCTAAACCAATCGACGAAGAAGCGGGTGATCAACGTTATAGAAATATAAAAGCTCTATATGTTGAAAATGCAGACGGAGAACGTTTTAAGTTACCCTTTACAAAATTGTTTGCTGGTCGCGCAATGGCAAGGCACGTAAGCGAAGGCGGATCACCACATGATCACTTTGGTCAATACATTTGTGAATTAGTATCTGATATTGGAGTACTAGCTAACTTTGTAAGAGCAAGTAGAGGAAAAGAGTTTACAGATGCAGGTACAAGTGTAATGGCAGAAGCAGGTGTTAGACATTATGCTGATCTTAAAAAGAAAGTAAAACGAATGATAGGCCGTAGAGGATATAAAGAACAATTTGATTCATTTGACCCTACACAAACAGAGGAACATGTTGAAATTACAGATCAATTACGTGACATGTTTACAGAAACATTACTAGATACTAGGATAGAAGAAGCTATTCCGGTACTAAATAGACTTGAATCAAGGAACTCAGTTATGAAAGAAATTACAGAATTTAACGATTGGGCAGAAGGTATTGCTACACCTGAGGACGCAACGTGTCCAGATTGTGTACAAGACCCATGTATATGTACTAACGATTTAGAAGAAGGATTTGATCCTGATGAATTTGACGGTGAAATTACTGTCGGTGACGGTGAAGAAGTTTATTATCATGCTGAAGTAGATAAAGAACAAAACACTGTACATGTAACTAAATGTTCAGATGAACAATATGCTGATGAATGTCAAGCAGATGCTGAAGCAGAGTGGGACGCAAGGGACAATGACGTACCGGCGTACGAAGGCGAAGAACTTGATGAAGGTGCAATGAAAGAACTACATTATGACTTGGAAAATGCCTCTGACGAAGAGTTTGAAGCAACATGGAAATCTAAAAAGTCAGATTGGCAAGAAGTTAAAACACCTGGACTAGCAAAGGACCCAAACAAACCAGCGTACATTAGCAAAATGAAAAAACATGATAAAAACGAGCGTCCAAGTGATTGGGCATCAGCAATGGCATCCGAGGATAAAGACATGGAAGTATATGAAGGCCCTACTAGAAAAGACTTTCAAATGGTAGCAGACTTACTAAAAGCAAATCCAGATCAGGCTAAGAAAAAAGAGTTAGCTAATCACCATGCTGATATGTTTGCTAAACAGAATCCACGCTTTGATAAAGAAAGATTCCTTAAAGCGGCTGGGATTGAAGAAGGTAATGACTTTACTGAAAAATTAGCTCAAGCAAGACAACGAGGTGAAGCAGAATTTGAAGTAGATGGTAAAACGTACAAAGTACAAGAAGATGAATTAAAAGCAATACTCAGGTTGGCTAGATAGTTCCTTAAAAAAGAACTGTAGAAGAGGAGCATACCGTATATAAGTTATGCTCTTTTTTTACGACTTTGGTAAAATATACCAACATAACTGTTGCAATGCTAAATAAAGTATCATATAATGTAACTGTTGTATGATTTATACACATTAAAAACTAAACATTATGGCACATTTAAGGAGAAATACATTATGGCATCTTTAGCAGATATTCGAGCTAAACTCACGCAAGCAGAAGCAAGAACTTCAAATAACTCACATGGTGGCGGTGATAACGCTATCTATCCACACTGGAATATCAATGAGGGCTCAACAGCTACTCTTAGATTTTTACCAGATTCAGATCCAAACAATTCATTCTTTTGGGTAGAACGTAACATGATTCGTTTACCATTTAACGGCGTTAAAGGCGAAATGGACACTAAACAGATTCAAGTTCAAATTCCATGTATTGAAATGTGGGGTGAATCATGCCCAATTCTAGCAGAAGTTAGAACTTGGTTTAAGGATCAATCACTAGAAGAAATGGGACGTAAGTATTGGAAAAAACGTTCTTATATTTTCCAAGGCTATGTAAGAGAAAATCCATTAGACGGTGATACTACACCTGATAATCCAATCCGTAGATTTGTAATGAGTCCGCAGATTTTTAACATTATTAAAACAGCGTTAATGGATCCAGAAATGGAAGAACTACCAACAGACTACTTACGTGGTATTGATTTCCGTGTTGTAAAAACACAAAAAGGTGGATATGCTGACTATACAACGTCAACATGGGCACGTAAAGAAACTGCACTAACAGAAGTAGAACAAGCGGCTATTGAAACACATGGCTTACATAATTTAAATGACTATCTTCCTAAGAAACCAAGCGAAGTAGAACTTAAAGTTATGAAAGAAATGTTTGAAGCATCAGTAGATGGTAGACCATATGATTTAGAAAAATGGGGTGCATATTTCCGTCCATACGGAATGCAGGCTCCAGCATCAAGCGGGTCGTCAGAAGCATTTAGCACACCACAAGCAACTCCAGCAGTAGCAGTGGTGGCCACAGCAGAAGTAACAGCGGCACCAGCAGTAGAAACTGCTCCTGTAGCTGAAGCGGCACCTGCAACTGAAGCACCAAAAGCAACAGGATCAAAAGCAGAAGATATACTTGCAATGATCCGTTCAAGACAGTCGTCTTAATAGATTAGATTATCGGACGGTGGTAACATCGTCCTGATAACTACTGGTATGAAGATAGCAATCACAGGACATAGTGCAGGCATAGGTCAAGCACTAGCTAAACAATATGAAAATCGCGGACATGAGATTATAGGTCTCAGTAAACGTTACGGCGATAATATACGAAATATTCCAAAGATTATAGAAAAAATTATTCCTTGTGACATGTTTATTAATAATGCACAAGCAGGGTTTGCACAGACAGAATTACTATTTGAAATCTGTAGACGCTGGAGAAACGTAAAAGGAAAACATATTATAAACATCAGTACCATGATGACACTCAATCCAATTCTGATGGAAGCCAACATGCTTGAGTACAAAAATCAAAAGCAAGCATTAGAGTCTGCACACTGGGATCTAGCACATAGACAAGAATGGCCGCAAATGGTATTAGTTAAGCCCGGCGAAGTACTAACAGGTGAACACAGCGGCCCTAAAGCATGCAATGTTGATAAGTGGGCAGAAAAAGTTGTCGACACTTTAGATAATATTGATCCTGCATTAAAAATATATGAATTAAGCCTAGGTGTAAATTATGCCCATGGATCCTAAAGAATATTTAACTAACAAAAAGTTTTGTCCTATACCCTGGACAGGCTTTATGTACAATTCAAATGGTGACGTACTTAACTGTATTCGTAGCCAACGACCTATTGGCAATCTTAAAGACGATTCAATACACGATATACTTAAAAATAACACAGTAACTAAACAGAATATGCTTGAACACAAAGATGGCGAAGGATGCCATGTTTGTTATGACCTAGAAGGTAACAAGAAAGGATATGACATGATCAGTGATCGTATCTTTTATCTCAAGGAATTAAAATCGGTAGATTCTGCTCTGTATGATCAAGTAGATAACTTTAATTTACACAAGATAGATATACGTTGGTCAAATGTTTGTAATCATGCTTGTGTATATTGCAGTCCTGAATATTCTAGTAAATGGGCAACTGAACTAAAGATTAAAGTAGCAGAACCTACACCGGAGCGTGTAGCAGAACTTAAGAAGTTAGTGTTTGACAATGCACATCAACTTAAACATGTTTATCTAGCAGGTGGCGAACCCTTACTAATGAAGGAAAACTCAGAGCTGTTAGAGATACTACAAGAAAAGAATCCCGAGGTGAACATTAGAGTAAACACTAATCTGAGTAAAACAGGCACACGGGTGTTTGAAAAGATATGTGAATTTAAAAACGTACATTGGACAGTTAGCATTGATACCATTAAAGAACAGTTTGAATACATACGGTATGGCGGGGAATGGACAGACTTTAATGAAAATTTATTACGGTTAACAGATAAAGGACACAAAGTAAGTTTTAATATGTTATGGTATGCTATGAATTTTAAATCAATATTTGACACTGTTGACTATCTTAAAGAACTAGGATATCATAATAATAGTTTTATAATAGGTCCGTTGCTTGGTCCGATTTGGCAAGACGTCAGACAGTTACCTGATAACGTCTTAGAGGAACTAACAGTGGAACTCAATGCCAGGATTAAAAAACAACCAGGATTTCTATTAGAAGATAGTTATCGTAATATGTTAACACACTTAACACGCCCATTTAAACGTGATGTAGAAGCATTAGAGATTAATTTAAACATGTTAGATATGCGTAGAGGACTAGATAGTAGATTAGTATTTCCGGAGATGTATAAATGTTTACCAAACTAGACGACATATTATTTCCAAACAAAGTTGAGGTCATTGACTACAACGGCAAATACATTTACCCTATTTTTAAAAATGCAAGCTCCAGCCTATTAGAATATGCAAAAGATAATAGTTATAAAGTTATTTTTAATGAGCAAATAAGAAAATTAAACACTATTGAAGTTTTTATTCGAGAGCCTAAAGCAAGGTACCTCAGTGGAGTAGCTACATATTTGTTTAATAATAGTTTAGATATTACTGCAATAACGCCAGGGGTATTCCTAGACAGACATTATCTGCCACAGTTACATTGGTTAATAAACCTTATGAGATATATGGCCTCAGACAGTAAAATACATTTTCATAGCTTAGAAATGATTAAAGAATTTACTCCATTACAAATACTGCCTGAGAAAGTTAATATAACAGATACCAGCATCGCTGATCATCAAGAATTAGAGATGTATATGAGATTAGATAATTTAATACTTAATCAGCTAACTGGACAAAGTTGGACATCTAATCAGGTCATGACACATTTAATGGCACAAGATCCATTAGCATATGCTACAGTCATTGGTAAAACACAAAAACTAGCGGAGGTAACATATGTTTTGCCCACGCCTTAATCACTTTGCCAGATTAAATGAAGATAGCACAGTTAGTCGTTGCGGGCATATGATTAATGCTCCTCGTTTTACTTCGTATGAAGAAATGGAGTCAAGTAACTGGTCAAAAGAGATAAAAGAGAACGATAGTTGGCCTGATGAGTGTCGACGTTGTCAGACAACTGAGTTAGCATCTGGCACTAGTATTCGAATTGATAGTATACGCAGAGACAAGTTGTTAAAGACATTTAAAGATGATTATCTCATTATAGGTGGCGTCTTAGACAACGTATGCAACTCAGCATGCCAGTTTTGCTATGCCGGACTGTCAACAACTATCGGAAGTTTAGAAAAGAATGTAATTAAATTAGAAAATGTAACAGCATTTGACCGGCTGCCTAAAGATCGTATTGTTGAATTAGATATCAATGGTGGAGAACCTAGCTATAGTAAGAACTATGCTCGACTGTTAGACAATTTACCACAAAATGTTAAGATAGTTAGAATTAATACCAACGGCACAACAGTGATTAAACAGATAGAACAACTACTAGAACGTAAGATAAAAGTTATAGTAACATTGAGTTTTGATGGCACTAAACAAGTACACGAGTATGCTCGCTTTCCAATTAAGTGGGGGAAATGGGACCAGGTTGTTAACGAGTATAAACACTTAGCAGACAACCATAAAAATTTAGAACTTGGCTTTTGGAGTACGCTAAACGTTTATACTATTAACGACTTAGCAAATATGTTAGTGTACGCAGATCAAGTAGGAATTCCTTTTAGTTACGGAGTACTTGAATACCCTGAACAAATGAATATAAAGTACGAAAATGAGTTTACCAAACAGGCACGCAAAAAGTTTGAGAAATCGGACATATTGTTACTCAAACAACTTGCACTGTTGGTTGCATCAAGTTATAATAATACAAACGAACTGGTAGAGTTTATAACTAAGCAAGATCAGGTAAGAAAAATTAGTTATAAAGACTACTACACAGATATAAATTTAGGAGAATAGCATGGCCAAACCCTTTGACGCAAGTAAATTTAGAAAAAGCATTACTAAAAGTATTCCAGGAATGAGTTTAGGATTCAATGA